GTTTGTCTTGGAAAATGGCAGCCGTATTATTGCATCGGCGACCTCTTCATCTGCTATCCGCGGTTATACGTTGCATGCTCTTCTCATCGACGAAGCAGCCCACATTCCTCATTTTGACGAGTTCTTAACATCAGTATTGCCTACGATTTCTGCTGGTGAAGAAACAAAAATCATAATGGTATCAACTCCATATGGAATGGGATTGTTTCATTCTATATGGGAAGGTGCTCGAGCTGGACTTAATAACTACAATCCTATATTATCTACATGGAGAGATGTTCCGGGTAGAGATGAAAAATGGCGCCAAGAAACACTAAAGATTCTAAATAATGATCTTGAACGATTTGCACAGGAGTTTGAATGTGAGGTACTAGGTTCATCTGGCACTCTTGTGGCTGGTTGGAAGCTTAAGGAACTAGTACATAAGACACCAATCTTCGCGAAGGATGGACTGTTTAAGTTCGAAGACCCGAATCCTACTAGATCATACGTTTGTATAGTTGACGTATCTAGAGGTAAAGGATTGGACTATTCGGCCTTTCAAATGATTGATATCACAGAAATGCCCTACAGACAAGTATGTGTTTATAGAAATAATCTGGTTACACCCATTGACTATGCTGAGATTATTTTCCGAGTAGCAAAATCCTATAATAATGCAGCAATATTGGTAGAAATAAACGATATCGGTGAACAAGTTGCTACATCGTTATATTATGACTTTGAATACGAAAACATTCTCATGACAGAATCAGCTGGTAGAGCCGGAAAAAGAATCACATCGGGATTTGGTAAGAATATTGACCGCGGTATTAGAACCACAGCATCAGTAAAAGCAACTGGTTGTTCAATCTTGAAACTACTTATAGAACAAAACCAGTTGATCATTAATGATTTTCATACAATACATGAACTTTCTACATTTTCTAGAAAGGGCAAGTCATACGAAGCCGAAGATGGCAAACATGACGACCTTGTAATGGGGCTAGTTCTATTTGCTTGGCTTTCGGATCAGTCTTATTTTAAAGATTTAACCTCTATCAATACACTAGCTAAACTCAGAGAAAAGACCGAAGAAGAAATAGAACAAGATCTTCTCCCGTTCGGCTTTATAGACACCGGTGAATATCAAGAACAAGAAATAATTGATCTTACACCTAGACCGGATTGGTTTCCTATAACTGAGGATTCTTTCTAAATAAATAAAGAAAAGAGTTATGGGGTCCTTAGAAAGGAGAAATAAGATATGGCATTTTTAGTAAGTCCAGGTGTAAATGTAACTGAGGTAGATCTTACAACTACCGTTCCTGGCGTTTCCGCATCTGTTGGTGCTTTTGCTGGTGTATTCCGTTGGGGACCAGTTGGTGAAAGAGTTCTGATTGATTCTGAAAATAAGCTGGTAGAACAATTTGGCAAGCCAACAGCATTCAATCCAGAGACATTCTTTACTGCGGCTAACTTCCTAGGATATGGCAATGCATTGCTAGTAGTACGTGCAGGTAATACAACAAACTCAGATGTCAACTCTGCACTGAACGCTGTTGCTAATACGGGTGCTGTTAACGTTGCTTCTGTTGCCGTAAGAAATAGAGAAGATTTTGAATCAAAGGTTTCATTTAACTCGAATGCTCTTTATGTGGCAAAGTATCCCGGTGCCCTTGGTAACTCACTTAGAGTTAGCGTATGTGATAGCAGATCTGCATATGAATCGGCTATTAATCTTATCGGTGAACAGACAGGTAATACTATTACAGGTTCGTTCAGAATTGATGTGGGATCAAATACTGGTAGACTAGAGTTTCTTTCGAGTAACGACTCGGGTGCTGCAAATACGTATGCTAATACCGTCTTGGCACAACTTTCTGTCAACGATCTGGTAAGAATCGGCAATGCCTCACTTGGTACTCAGTTCCTGAAGATTACATCTATTGGAACGCTTGCAACAAACACCACACACGCTTTTGTAAATGTGAGCTTCTCTGATACAAACAAGCTTGCTGATAACTATATTATTAGCAATACTGTTAACGGTAATACGACTGTTGTAAATCTAAACAGAACTTGGGAGTTCTTTAACGTAGTTACAAAAGCTCCTGCTACATCTGATTGGGTAGCTACTTACGGCAATACAGCTGCTGTTGATACGCTACATGTTATTGTAGTCGACCAAGATGGTCAGTTCAGTGGTATTGCTGGTAATGTTCTGGAAGTATTCCCAGATGTATCTAGAGCTACAGATGCGAAGAGCGCAGATGGTGCTTCGATCTACTACAGGACCGTGATTAATGAACGTTCTAAGTACGTCTGGGCGGTAAATGACCGTGTTGGTGCTGTTTCCGCAAATGCTCAGTCTGTTGTTTCTTCGACTAATGTACGTCCTCTCACTATTGACTTTGTAGGCGGTCAAGATGGCGCCGATGAATCAACTGTTCCTGTTACTACTTTAACAGCCGCATATGACTTGTTCAAGTCAAAAGAAACAGTAGACATCTCGCTGGTGATGGCAGGTAAGCCCCGCGGTGGTGCATCTAATACACAGCTTGGTAACTATCTGATTGATAATATTGCAGAACTTCGTAAGGACTGCGTGGTATTCATCAGTCCTGATGATTCAATCGTCAGAAACAACCGCGGAACGGAAGCTCAATCTCTTGTAACTTGGAAGGATAACGTAAGAGATACCACTTACGCAATGCTTGATATTGGTTACAAGTATATCTATGACAAGTACAATGATATCTACCGTTATGTTCCTCTGAACGGTGATATTGCCGGTCTTGCCGCTAGAACTGATGCAACTAACGATGCATGGTGGAGCCCTGCTGGTTTCAACCGCGGTCAAATCAGAAACATCATTAAGCTGAGATGGAATCCAACACAAGCTGATAGAGATCTTCTCTATAAGAATGCTATCAATCCAGTTGTTTCCTTCCCAGGTCAAGGCACCGTTCTGTATGGTGATAAGACTGCAACTCTGAAGCCTTCGGCATTCGATAGAATCAATGTACGCAGACTGTTCATCACACTTGAGAAGGCAATCTCTCAGGCTGCTAAGTTTTCACTATTCGAGTTCAATGATGAGTTTACGAGATCACAGTTCCGTAATCTTATCATTCCTTATCTGAGAGACGTGCAGGCTAGAAGAGGTATTACTGACTTCCTGGTAGTCTGTGACAACACCAATAACACGCCTGAAAGAATCGACCGTAACGAGTTCTGGGGTGATATCTATATCAAGCCTAACCGTTCGATTAACTACATTCAACTCAATTTCGTAGCTGTTAGAACAGGTGTAGAGTTCTCAACTGTTGTTGGTAGATTCTAATAAATCCTTAGAACAAAAAAGAGGGGGTTTAAACCCCCTCTTCTGTATAGTAAATATACTTAATATTACCACAATCGTATAGCTTTAGAAATCCATTTTCCTGCATGATTTCATATTCAGTTTTACTATCATGATAGTTTGATAAATGCTTTAACTTATGCTTTTGATACTTTAGTCTTGATTCAAACTTGCCAAATCTACCATCTTTTTTATAATAATACCAGTAGTTAGGTGGCGTAATCCCCTTATTGCTAAACCCAGATTTGACATATACATTGCCATTTCCAAATCTTAAATCGCAATAAGACAGTACGGCAGACGGAGATTCTAAGAATAAGAAGTGTTTAAACATCTTTGAAAACCCGCCAATAACTACTGTATCTCTTTGTGTGGAAAATCTAAGAAGTTCCCAATCAACATTTTTATCAAATCGAGATCTTCCGAAAGAAGCAACAGATACTAGTTCTCCTTTATAATACAGTCCAATATCTATATGAGAAGTATTCAAAGATCCATTGATATGATTGTGATCATGAAACTTTCTAGCTTCTTGTTTCGGAACGATCATAAGCTCCGTGTTTCTAGCATAAATCATGTTTTCGACTATACCCAATCTTACACGGATCATGCTCTTTAATAACTCTTGTTTGGTATACCACTCATGCTCGAAAATAGTCATCAAGCGGATGGATTGTTGATTCGCCCAAAGCGACTTTTCCTGAAGATATTTTCTATCTGTTCCAGCATTTTCAGAATGCCAGTATTCACTACAGTATTCGATTCCAAAGTTATGAGTCTGCACATCACAGTCTCTTTCATATCTCTTGTTATTAAACAGTAGTTTTTTACTAAATGCTTCCACACCTAATGATTGAATGAATGTTTTGACTTCCAACTCTCCGAAAGATTTATTGTATGAATGTAGTATAATAGGAATATCATTTTCGACAAAAACGCGCTTCAATTGTTCGTATGAGTAGGAATATTTGCAGGCTATTTCTTGTAAAGAAAGTCCTGACTTGTTATCTGCAATAATTCGTTGTAGATTTTCTTGAATAGCTTTCCTGGAGATTTCCCAAGAATCGAACAGTGTTTTAACTTCTATTCCTGCTTGCTCAAGTAATGATTTAATCTTTTGATTATTCGAGTTGTATATGGAAGCTATAAAGTTCAACGTGTGGCCACCTTTGTACAACTTGATTATATCATCAGTGCTCGTGATTAGATCATTCCTTTTGCGGCCGTGATACTTTGGTAGAGAAATATTATGTCTTTTACACCATCCAATAACCACGCTTAGCGTTTGATTATAATGTCTAGCAGTTTTTTGCTTTCCGTGTTGCATCAAATAAGTTACAAACTCGTTTGGATCTGGATTAAAGATATTTGAATATTTTGCCAAGATTCCGGTTCGTTTGACGATTCTGTTGATCGCACTTGTAGTAAGTTTAAACTTTGATTGTATCTCAGATTTTGTGTAGTTACCCGACTCAACCATTTGTTTAAACAGTTCAAAGTCGATAGTATTTTCCTTTTTATCGTTAGTTTTTGTGATTGATACACCTATTTCACTCAACCATCTCGTAATAACTGGTTGAGCTACATTATATACTTTTACTAAATCATTAACTGTTAACTGTTTTGTGTTTGCTATTTGCTCGACAGTTCTCTCGAAATCTATAGGCCTAGTTTTTACGGATGGCACATGTAAACCCTTTCATAAATATTAATATTTTACCATGATATTTATATTTTTGTCAACTTGAGCGGGCCCATCAATAAATAGTTAAAATAGTAGCTGATTATCGTTACTTAGATCTTCTCAACTGTTGTTGGTAGATTCTAATATAAATAGATAATAAAGGAGTTAACCAATGGCTTTTAATATCGACACATTTATTTCAAGGGGTCTAGTGAAAGGTGGTGCTAGACCCTCCCTCTTCGACGTGGAGGTAGTATTTCCAGTCGAAGTTGGCGATCTTCCTGCTGGTGCTCTAGAGTTAACCGATAGAATCAGATTTACTTGCCGTGCAAGCTCTATCCCTGCTTCTACGATTGCCTCAGTCGATGTTCCTTATTTTGGAAGAATGACTAAGCTAGCGGGTGACAGAACATTTGCTGACTGGTCGGTTACTGTTATGAACGACGAAGATTACGTTGTGCGCAATGCATTCGAAGCTTGGCACAATGCAATCAACTCTATCGTGAGCAACAGAAGAACTACTTCACCTTCTGGCTATAAAGGGACTGCAACAGTTCGTCAATATTCTAAGGACGGTTCTGATCAGTTCATCAAGGCATATACGTTTGCTGATATCTTTCCAGTTCAGCTTGATGAGATGGCACTTGACTGGGAAGCAACTAATCAGATCCAGACATTCGGTGTAACATTTGCTTACAATTACTGGGTGCCGATTAGTCCAACACCACCTTCTATTGACGTTAACGCTTAATAGTTGAAAGTATTATATTATGGCTAAGTTGTTCGGGTATGTCTTTAAGAGAGATGTTCCAGATGAACCCGCTCCGTCATTTGCTCCCAAGGAAAATGATGACGGAGCCTTAATGGTTGCTGCAGGCGGATCATATGGTACCGCCATTGATCTTGATGGTACTGTTAGAACCGAAGCAGAGCTCGTTACAAGATATAGAGAAATGTCCTTGCAGCCTGAAATTGATGCTGCAGTGGATGAAATAGTCAATGAAGCTATTTCTATTGACGAAGAAACTGTGGTGAGCATTAATCTAGATGATTTGGATGATGTACCCGAACGTGCTAAAAAGCTTATCAGACAAGAGTTTGAATCGGCGCTTAAACTTCTAAACTTCAATAATCAGTGCTATGAAATCTTCCGTAGATGGTA